AGCCAATGCTTCATCATCTTCAATATCAAGAATGATTGAAAAGATACGCATAACTTGCGCCTCTTGAATCGACTCTAAAATAACAGCGTATTTTTCAATCTGATCATACGAATCATCAATTAACACTTCGCGGGCTTGGCTATAAATCTTAGCTCCATCTACACCAAGAAACTTTACGATTTTAATAATCTTTAACATTGATAACTTAGGGACAGGGAGCTGTCCCCCGCCCGAAAGAGTTACTACACCAAGATTTTTTTCAACGTCTAATGTTTTTAATTTTGCTTCTACACCCATTTGTAAGTCCTCCCTTAAATTGCTTGCTCAATTTCGTAATATACGTTTTCTTCTTTTGCTACACCGTCTTCAGGGAATGCTTGTAACTGTAAAGGAAGAACACGTTTTTGTTTGTTGAATGCTTGTTCTTTAGAATCACCGGACACCTTCGCTTTACGAATAACAGCCATATAAAGAGAACCATCTTTTTTCTGACTAATAAGTGCATAGCGTTTAAACGGCACATCCGTTACAGTTCCATAACCAATACGTTTAGACGGCAATTCTGTTACTGGATACACTTGATCAGAAGTTGTATAAGCCTTACTTACTGGCGTCTCTAAGTTAACAGTCGTACCATTCACGTTAGAGATTTTAATTAATTCACTTGTTCCCAATCGCAACCATCCACCCGTTTTGAAAGCAGCATTTGCAGCTGATAATGTAAGAATAGTAGCGCCTGCAGATAAAGCTCCTCCTAGCACTTGTCCTGTGCCTACAGTAGCTGGCGTTTCAATAATAGAGCCCCCAGCTAACGCCAATTGACGATTCTCGATTGTATTCTCTGCTAACTGTGTTTCAAGAGTATGTTCAAAACTTGAAATGTCTGTATCAGCAGCACCCATAATTTGATCCACTTCAAAATCTTCAGTATCCCAGCCACGAGAAATGGAAATCCCGTCATTTGTTGCTCCAAGGTCCTTCCATCCTGTCTTTAATCCATAAGGGTCTGTTAAATCCATTACATCAGAAATTTTTGTTGGAGCAGCAACGCTCATATCAGCTACAACTAAACGACCTGGACCACCTACAAAATTCTTCGAATTAACTTTATAAATATCAGCCATTATTTCGTCACCTCTTCAAATTTCCAAGTTTTTGAGTCCAACAATTGTTCTGCTACCTCTTCTGAAATATCTGTCCCTACAACAAGCGTTTGACCTTTGACAATATCGAAATCTTTTCCGTCTTTCCTTTCAGATGGTAAGCGAAAAATAATAGCCCCATTGTTTTTATCAACGGGGCCTTTGCAAATAATCTTTCGTTCGGTTGTCTGTTTTGATTTACTCTCATTTTTTTCAACCAATGAAATGACCTCCTATGCTTCTAAATGTTCTAATCGCATGTAGCACCATGCTTCTGGCTTGTCTGTGTCCTCGTCTCGTGATGGAATCGGATTTCCTTCCCTTTCACACCACTCAACACGTAAGCCTTGTATAGAGGCTGATTGAGCTTCTAACAAATTGACACAATTAATAAGTTTGCTCATCGCTTCTGATTCTTCTGAAGCACGATAAATAAGCTGGATACGGCTAAACCCGATACCTCCAGCGCTACGAACTAATAGCCCTTCACTGATGTTCGATTGAAAGGTATTAGCGTCTATATGATAATCTGTTCGACTTTTAAAAAATCGAAGGATAGGAGGAATAGGATCTACATACTTAATCATGAGTACCTCCTATAAACCTAATGTCTTTTGGATTTGGACTTGTGCTACTCGATCCATTCTTTCACTAGCACGGTCTAACCCGCGAGCCATAATGTTATATCGCTTTTCAAGGGTTTCAGCGTAACTAACACCTGATCCAGTTAGTAGGATAGTTGTATCAGCACCCTCAATAAGTTCATGTATGACATCATTTTGAGTAGCTGTACGTGAACCCTTTCCTGTTTTGTCCTGGGCTGGAATATCTGTTAGATATCCAATGGAATTGATGTACAAGGATGTATCAATATGATCATCCTCTCGTACAATTTCCTTCGTTTCATCTGCCCATGCCATTCCAGCAGCAGTTACAGCATTTCTCCTAGCTTCTTTTAGCTTTTGAGGAGATAACTGATCTTTTACGGATTGATCAATCTTAAAATCAAACTTAAGATTCTTTTTCGCCATCTGAATCACTCTCCTTTTGAAGTGTGAGTTCATAGTGATGAAGACGTACTCGAGAATAGATAGGCTGCGCCTTTTCAACGTTATAAACACCATCTAATACTGGCTTATCTTTCAAATCTCGAATATCTTTTATTTTTGTATTACTTGGTATTTGCTGATCAGCACCTAAAAACAAAATGTTTTCAGTGATGAAATCAACACCATATTGATCTACAGAAGCCCTTCTCTTAATCTGTTCAGCACGACAAGGTACATCTTCAATAGGCACCTCACCATAAATAGGTTTTCCATACTCTGTTTCACCTATCTTTTGCCCTGTTAATACAAGCGTACAACGATGAACAAGGTTACGTTCAAACCTCATACACCATACCCACTTGAAGGACCTGAAATAGAAAAGAATGAAATGCCTGTTGGGATATCCTGCTTAAGAGACTGTAAAATTAAATCCAGCTCTTTAATGCCTGTTCGTGTGCCCTCATACTCCCTCTCTTTGATGGAGTCCACTGTTTGAACATCCCTCATTGTATAAGAGTAGGAACCTATCTTTTCTGTTTCGATAGGGCTTAGTGAGCTCTCTTTAATATCAGGGTTATCCTGGTACCAAAGGTACTCAACAAGCAATACGGTAGCTGTACGTAAATCAGCAAGCATGTCTTCATCTGTTTCATCTTTAAACTTCCGTTGAGCTTCTCGATGAATCCAAGATGTAGCACGGTCAATGTAACCTTGTATTTTTGAGTCAGTAAGAGCAGCAATTTCAGAAAATGAAGTGCGCTCTTTGACCTCTGTTACTGTTGCATAAGGCATGTTATTCCACCTCTACAATAAACCCTGCTTCAATTCGCTTTAAAAGCTCTTGAGAAGGATTCTTTGGTAACTCCTTCTCTTGCTCTCCAGCCAATGAAAAAGACCCTTCACTAGTTACCTCAGCGAACTGAGTAGCAGGGTCTTTTAATTTAATCATTTTCTTTTTAGCAGCTGCCATACTATCCCTCCTTATGATCTAGCCTGATCCAGCGTTAAGATAAGGCGCGCATTTGGATCAAATGGAATGTAATCCGATGTTTCCGTTGCATATGAACCTTCAACCTGTGTTTTCACGTCACGGTCATTTTCAACAGAGAACGGTTTGAATTGGTATTTCGCTAATGCGAATCTAGGATCTACTAGCACTATACGGCCATCTGGAATATCTTCAGAAATAAATGGTTGATAGTCCAGAACCTCTGGCATGTCCCCATTTCTAAGCTCATTAAGGAAAATGAAGTTTCCATTCGCTTCTTTCTGAGTAGCCCATTGTTCTGCTGTTTTCAAATTCATCAAGCATTTTGTATAGTCTAACCCATATTTCTGATAAGCATATTGTTTTGCATACCAAATATCTGTTAACTTCCAATCATTCGCTGTTTTTACACCCAGCGTTGGTGCTGCATCAGTACCATCTTTGAAATATCCATTCAACAATCGGTGAATAGCTAATTTTTCTTCAGTGCGACCAATTTGCACACCGCGTTTGCGTAAGTGTAGAGAAAGCATATCAAAGCGCATAGCTTTTGCTTCATCTGTAATTTCGATACCACCACCGCGCTTATAAACAAAGATAGTATGGTCTGTATCTAACTTGATACTTACAACCGGAATTGGAGCACCTTGACCAATGAAGCTTAGGTCCAGATCATCATTATCTTTATTTTCTAGCGTGTAGTACTGGTAGCTCATTTGGTCCATGCTGATTGTTTGACCAACTAATTGATCAGAACGTCCACCAGCTAAGAACCCTTCACGAAACCCATCTTCTAATACAGCATTGAACAAAGGCTTTGTATTGTCGTTTTGATAGAGAGCACGAACTTGTTGGGACTCAATATCTTCAATGCCTAATGAACGAATCGCGTCTTTTAACGTTACACCTTGAGAAGCAAGATAAGAACGGAAAGCAGCTGAACTGTTTTTACTAAGTAATTCATCTGCTTGCCCTGCGATACGGCCATCTTTCCCTGCTGAATCTTTCATAGCAGTTCTTAATTCTGAACCATTTTTTAACTCAATGATTTCCCCACGACTATTTTTAATTTTGCCTGTGAATTTCATGCTTTCCCCTCCATTAAGGCAGTAGAACTTCTACTGTCTTTTTACTTGAATTAACTAATGCTACGTAAGTACCGTTAGCAGCTGTTGCTTTCTTCACACCACCATTTGCATCAGCAACTACTGAATCACCAACAGCAATTGTTCCGCTATACGTAAATTCATTGTTACGAGAATGCCCGTAATCATAAACCCCAAGTGGTGCATCTTTTGAAGTAACTGTGTGCTTGGCCACTAACTGAATAGCATCACCATCAGCACATTTAACTGCGTGATAAGCACCTGTATTTGCTAATTTAAGTGGTGTCCCTGCTTTTATCGGCTTATCCGCTGTAGCATCCTGCGCAAAAACAGTGAGAGATAATCCATAACTATCCGGTACAATACCGCCTACTTTGTTAAACATTACTTACCATCTCCTTTATATGATTCTGAAACAATAATATCCTCTTCTGGATCTCCTCCACCTTGACCACGTTGCGGATCATCTGGATTTGTTTGACGTCCTGAAGTAAAGCGTTGACCTGCCATTTCGTCATAAGCTTTGATCTCATCCTTGATATAGTCTAGGTTAGCTGAACGAACCAACATATTTTTATAAGACTCTGCATTGAAACCTTCACCTTGAGCGCGTGTACGTGCTGCAACAGCTTGGTCAACTAAATCTGATGCATATTGACGACCTTGCTCTGCTTCCACTTTTAATTGCTTAACGCCTTCTAAGGTGGCTTGCTCACCCAATTCATTGCGCAGTTGAACATCATCTGGTTGGCGAAAGACTTCACCTTCTGACGATAAAACTTCATACATAGCACGTTTTTCAAGCTTTCCTTCTTTTAAAGCACTTCGAACCTGTTCAACTAAGTTCATATTTTTGTTATCCTCCCTTTTAGGCATAAAAAAAGCAGCGCCATCTTTTCTCTCAAAACGAGTTTGGAAGCGTTGCTCTAATTTCGCTATTTTGTTTTCTTCTAATTCACCTTGTTGGACATAAGCTCTCGCTTTGTCGATGTAAGCACCAGGTGTAGCGCCTTTATATACAGTCGATACTTCTCTAAGCCTAGCATTTTCAATCCAAGCAAAGGACATTCGACCGTTCTCATCTTCTAGCCCTGGAATATGCGGACATTCCCAATCCCATAAGTCGCGACCACAAGACCCACAACGATAAGATTCATCAGAAAAGCCAACGGACATATCGCGTGTAATGCCAGCTTTAATTGCTCGTATAGTGTCGTTAGTCGATTCACCATTAATTGTGGTGTCTTTAAGAATGTACCAATCACCTCGAACTGCATTCGCATTATCGGCATCATCTTGAATCAACTGACCGCCATATGAACGACCAAAAGGAGCTGTGTAAATATTATGATTCCCTAATAAACTAACACCATTGTTTAGATCAGCAGCATAGTTTCTTAATGTAGTTACAGGGTCCATTCTTGTGAAATAAGAATCTAATCGATCATTTGAACAAACACCTGAGAATGTAAAAATATCATCAGCTGTTACGGGCTCAAGGGTATGACGATTAATTGCATCTAAATCGATTTCTTGTTCTTGTGCTACTTGCAAGCGCACTGGCAAATGTAAAGCTGCTCCCATGTTCTATTCACCTCCCTCCAATAAATGCTCTTCACCTTCAAGAATACGTTTATACCAGCAACGACAGTTAATAACGTTGTCTGCTGAAGCTGTTGAACTATCGCCAGGATACATTAATGGTTCAAATTGCCCCTCTCCATTTGCAACATAAAATGGCTTATCCAATGTTTTCACCTGTCCATCTGCCTCTCTATGACCGTCTCTTGTGCGATCTTGTTGAGCAGAACGCCATATCTTACCGATGACCATACCTGATTGTTTATCAGAATGCCATTGACCAGTACGAGCAGCTCCTACCATTTCAGTCCGAGCAATAGTTCTTGCTCTCCCTTTTGAGAAAGCAAAGTCTTCTCGCAATGCATTTGCTGCTTTGGTCACGCTGTATTGCCCTTCAAGAGCAACGTCCCATAAAGCCATGATTACATGCTCATCAGTAACGCCCTGGATTAATTCAACAGCTCTTCGAGAACGATCAGATAAGGAACGTAAGAAATCATCGTCTGTATCATTAAATACAAGCTCTGTATCGATTTCCATAATGTTATACATTCCTGCTATTTTGGCTGATTGCTCTATCCAATCAAAGCCTGCTGCATCCCATAATTCTAACTGTTCACCTTCATCTGTTAAGATATTGGACTTAATCCAATCAATGAACGATTTAGGAACGTCTGAGAGGTCTTTTCGAGTGTTGGAATATATAAACCTATGAACATCTATCAACACACGCGTAGGAGGCGTATCGGCTTCCTTAAGTCTACTGATATATGTTTCTACTTGATTCTGTAACAGGTTATAGAAATCATCAGCTGCTTTGGTAGTTATTACAGCGACTTCAGGCACCCAATCACCTTGCATTTCTTTTACATACTCATCTTCAGTATCATCAGCGCGTGTTTTTGGTTGACGTTTAACTTGTACACGTCTTGACCGTGCAATAGCTGGTGATGTTGAAACAGGTGCTTGTGGTTCGCCAACTGCATCGTGGCCAACTATCTCATTAGCAGCTTCGTTGTTATTGACCCAACCTTGATTAACTCTTGCTATCCAGGTGTTTGTTTCAATTTGCTCAGCTTGCGCATCTTGGAAGCGGTCTGTAGTACGTAGCTTATTAAAGGTTAAACGAGCTTTACTCTGTTTTCCTTGTACTTGTAACGCAACATTATAAGCGCGTTCTATAACACGCTTAACGCCTCGCTGAATGCTTTCAATCCCTGCAACATATATTTGCCATTGTACGGTTCCATGAGTTTCTGTGCTCGTCTCATTTAATCCTAACAAGATAGGCAACTGTTTTAACGAAGCAACAAGCTGCTGATTAATAATATTAATTAAGGCTGTAGCGTCCATTGACTTTCCATTTGTACCACCCGTCATTTCTACCTTCACACTATCAGGATGGATAAAGTTATCATCCGGATTCAATTTATTAAATGCGGATTCAATATCACTAATATATTTACCAACAAACTGACGTACTGCTTGTTCACCTTGGGAAGCAATACTCGGAGGAATATTTTTTAGAATAGATTCCTCAACAATTGAAATATCAAATCTAGCATGACCTTGATTATGGGCCACAGCTTTTAAATCTTTTAATACTTCGGTTTGGAAGAACACAACTTGCAGCACTGGCAAAATAGGCGAACGTCCATAAGGATCTCCAATGTCCGGATCAAGAGGCTGATAAAATACCTGCTCTCGATTTAGCACCTCGTATGTACCATCGGACTGTTTTTGGACTAACTGGATTTCACCTGTTTCTTTATCCTTTCGAAAATCTACAGAAGTAGGATCTACTGCGTGAAAATCCACGACATCATTCAAGCCCTCATTCAGTTCAACCTCTAGACAAATAGCTCCCTGGGTAAAAGCAGTTAGATGTAACACATTAATTAACTGATCAGTACCACCGCCATATAAAGCTCCTACACGTTTAGCAAGGTTATTAATGTAATCTAGCCCTTGCTTGTCATTGGAGCCTGTAGGCTTTAAGCATTCAAGCTCATGACCTGTATTGGATAATCGAAGGAAGTTCCATATAGCCATTGATGCTGTTGGATTTAAATCGCGAATGAGCTTCAAGCTTTCCATAACATCTTTATTTCGAAACTCACTACGATGAATCATAATTCCTTCGTACCAGGAGAATTGCTTTTCCCATTTTTCTTGAGTTTGTCTGCCACTTTCCAAGCGTGAATTAATAGCACGGCTTATATTGTGAAGGTATTTTCTCGTCTTTCTTTTTGTATTCCAACTTCGATAACGGTCAATAATATTCATTCATTCACCCCCTTCATTTTCCATCCACCAATAGAAGGTAGCATGATATTGCTGTATTCTTGATTAACTCGTAATGGTTCAATTGAATATCGAAGAGCAGCCATTGCATCATCAAACACCTCAACTGGCTCATCATGATAAAGACCTGATTTCGGGTCCTTCTTCCATTTCCACTGCTGAATTTCTTTGATCGTATTCACACATGAAGGATGAATATGAATCTTCAATCCTTTGAGAATATCAATTTGAGCTTTTACACTACCTTGGTTCTTATGAACAGGTATTGCATTATAGCCAGCGTCTCTCCACATCTTTATACGGTCAGGTTCAGCTGAATCACAATACATTGGTAAGCTTTTGACGACTTGTTTTTTATCAGCAGATTCAATAATCTCGTTTGTATCCATTTGGTGTACGTAGATTTCATTGCACACAAAAAGCTCACCGTCTTTAAAAGAAACCGTGAGTAATGCATTTGCATGGTTAAAACCAAAGTCTTGAGCATGATGCATAGAATCAAAACGTTCAAAAGCAATATCGAAGTCATGAACAGAGTAATTGGATAAGATAACACCACCAAGTTCCCCCCATTCCCCTAATCCGTAAATCTTATAGCCTTCTGGATCTTGTTCTTTACGTAACATCATACGTCTATGATAAGCTTCATCAATAAAACGATTTTCAAGATAAGTACTTGAATAGGTATAGATATCTTGGTGTTCAATATCAAAGTACTTACGCTTAATCCAATGGTTTGCACTTACTGGGTTAAAAGAAAATGTCATTTGATAATATAAGTTTCTATTCGGCAACAATCCCCTTAATCGGTCATCGAGGATGTCTACATCCGATTCTTGTAGCTCTGTTGCTTCTTCAATCCATATCCAGGTTAATTTGCCTCGAGAGAAGTTAATGGACTTTACTTTTTCTCGTTCATTAACATCTTTCATTCCGCGAAAAATAACTTTATTACCTGTAATCAAGCATTCTAATTCTAAAGGACTTTGCTTAACCTTCCAATAACTTTGCCACTTAACACCGCAAACTCGCTCAACAGCAGCTGTTAACTCAGCAAAGGTTGAATCCTTATTAGAAGCATCTATCTTACGAACAACAAGCAGGTTTGCTCCCTTATTCTTTGGGTCCATTAACTTGAGAATGAAATCCTGAGCAATGTTAACAGACTTTCCAGAACCAGCAGACCCTTTAAATAAGCGATATCGTTTTCTAGTGCCATTAATCTTTTTAAATCCTTTATTAAAGCCAACAACTACCTTAGTCATTGTCCTCACCATAATCAATGACAATGTTTAAATCCATATCGCCTGTGTGTTCAACTTTTTCAAGAAAGGCACCGTTGGTCTTAGCAATATATTCAGAAGCTTTTAAACGGTCTTTGGGCTCAAGTTTATTGTTACGAAGCATAGAAGTCCAAAACTCTTTTACCTCTTTCATATCAGCAATTCTTTCGCTTTCAATCTGCTTATTAAGTTTTTCAATATATTTTTTAATAGCAGGTTTTAGCAGGTTTTCTTGTCCTATAACTCTAGCCGTTTTTTTACTGTATCCTGCTTTAATAGCTGCTTGAGTAGCATTTCCTGTTTCAATGTAATAATCACCAAAAGCCTGTTGTTTAGGTGTTAATTTGCTCATTTCATTCTTGCCCTCCTCCTTTTGTACAAAATAAAAAACCGTTCATTTGATGAAATTATATATTCTTTAACTTTAAATATAATCAGTTAAAAAATGTGCTGTTATAATCCTTTAGAATAGGTAGAAGAAGTCCATTTCACTTGTGAAAAGCAATCAAGAAATAGATAATATAAATTGAGAAATGCAGTTCAAAAGATACAGTATTTAACTAAATAAAAAACTGGAGGCGATTATGGCAATTAATAAAGAAGTTTTATATCAAGATAAAATATTTAAGATTATCCATATTTATGATTCGGGTTATTGCGAAATTCGAGAGATTAGAGATCGTTTTGCAGTGAAACTAGTTTTGTTGAATGATCTTATTATGCTTAATTAAAATTTCTTATTATTTGTACAGACGACTTCAATAAAGTGCTCTTAGAATGAGTGCAAGTAATATCTAATGAACTATTTTCTTGTTGTAAAAGACCTTAATAAACCTTAAGGTCTTTTACCTCTAACATTAGAATAAACGAGAGAAGATACTATGATTAGTTGTTATATCCACATTAACATATATTTTTCATATGTTCTTTGTAGACTAATGTGTTATAAAAAGTCACATTTTGTAATGTTATGATATCTTTTGCAGAAACTATTTTCATTTTGTCTCATATTGCTCATAATAATCATTATTACAATAGCCTTGAGTATTACTAGCTTCAGAAAAATTATTCACTAGGAGAGAATGAAATATGTTTACAGTAATACAACCATTATTAGCAATTGACCAACAAAAGCATATAGAGAATTGCATTGAAAGTAAGAGACAAGAAATGGTGAATTTAGCCATAACTTATGGATTGTTAGACCACAAGACCATAAAATGTAGTCAAGATTTAGACGATCTTATAAATTCATTCATAGAAAATCAGGAAAAATCTTTATTATTTAACTAACAAATTCACTCTCAATACAGGTGGTGTAATTAAATTAGAGTAAGGCTAAGAATTATGTAGGACAACTTACTTATCTTTTTTGAATACACCCTGCTTTCTATATTTAAATTAATAAAAAATAATTATTTTCTTGGATACATCTCTAATAATCATATAAACTTTATTATTCTTATGTTTGTCTATGGATTATTTAATATAGATAACATTAAATAATCCAAATAATATCTATACCCCGGCTCAACAAGTACTTCAATAAATTTTGAAGTACTTGTTTTTTCTTTATCATTAGCGTGATGAATCATTTATTTGGTTCAGTTTCCATTTTTGACAAAATAAAAAAGGAAACTGTCGAATCAGTACCCTTTGATAAATTATTTATTATCACCAAGCGTTATTACTAGAAAATCGAGTTCTATTAACAGAATTAACTTTATTCCTAAGTTCTTTTTTTCCATCGACTTTTATAGCATATACTTCAGCACACATCTCTTCAGAAAACGGCGTATGCAATACTAGTTCAACTTTATACCATTCACTATCTGACGCTATCGTTATATATTCTCCTTCAGTAGGAACTCTTCCAAAATTAAAAGATTGATTTTTCCAATCTGATTTCCCAGGTGAATGTACATGTAAAAATACTGGTTTCATCTAATCACCTCCCTGCCTACAAATACGACAAGAGTTGATAAATCACCTTTTTTAAAAATAAAAAGGACACTGACAAGTCAGCATCCTCCTGTTAATTATTAAATTACACCATGTCTTAGAAAAGGTTGAAAATCACTTGGATCAAATTGTTCCGGATCAGATAATGCCCAACGTCCAGCTATACTCATGCTAACACCCCCTGTCCCAATTATATAAGACAAAGGATATATTTAACATATTTTTCCAAAATAAAAAGCACCCCTGGAGGAGGGTGCTTTTTACACACTTAACATGTTAAAGTTAGCAATGTCCCTCATCATATTCTGAGCTATTTGCTCCATCTTCTAGAGCATATAATTGACATCTTTCTTTAGCCAACTGAGGATATGAAGAATAGTTATGATCTTTTATGAAATGTTTCGCTCCAGTGCTAATATCAATAAAGTAAGTTCTACAGCAGTAATCCCTTTTTTCTTTTCCAATCGACTGTGCACGAGGCATCAGTTTGTCTCTGAGTGGAATTAACCCCAACTTTTGAATGATGTCTTTAACACGTTGATTTCTAAAATCAAAACTAACTTGTTTATTAGTTAGATGAACAGGAATCATAATTTGCTCAGGAAAAGCATGTTCAAAGAAAACAGCTAGTTGCATTAGAGGAACATTTGTTCCTTTCATTTCTAAAAGTACAGTATTGTACTTTAATTTAATATACGGATCCAAGTGACAGGTACAACCATTATCTGTGGGATCATTTCCACAATAGCAACTACATCCTTGAGGACAACATAAACACGAACAACAATTCCTATAATCATACGGATAATACATTTTACTCCTCCCTTAATTGTTTTTCGCATGTTATTCTACAAAGTTAATTAAAGTGCTTAATCTATTTATTAGTATTAAAATTTATCTTCCTAAAGGTCACATAAGAAAAAAGTAATTCCTGTCCTACTTCTAGAAGTATATTTCACTCATAATTTTTCTAACATGAAATAAATTCGACCTAAATTAACCTTGAATGATTAACTTAAGTTGAATTTCTCAAAATAAAAAAGCACCCTCGAAAGGATGCTCTTTTTTCACAAAATAATTTCGTAAGAGTACAAATCGCTGTATCTTCGTTCTAAACCACCAAATTGAATAGGACTATTTAGTTCTTTACCTTTTTGGATTAATTCAAGCAGATTACCTTGTCCAAGAAAGTCTGATTCCTCTTGAATCGGTACTTCTATTACCATACCGTCTTTAAACTTCACCAAGATTTTCACTAGAATCACCTCCCCATCCTAATTATATAGGACAAAGGACATATTTAACATATTTTCTCAAAATAAAAAGCACCCTCAAAAGGATGCCTTTAAAATATTTTTAGCTTGTTTGATAAATCCAATTATCCACCTTAATAAAAATTTCTTCAGCTTCTTCTTCACTAACATCAAATTTTTCTGAAGCCTTTTTGAAAGATTCTTTTATGACTTCATCATCACCCTCAGAATCTTGTTTAATAAAATCATAAATCTCTAATTCCTTTTCAGAGAGCTGTTCTCTTCTAGCTGCTATCTCTCTGTTTCTTTTATTTAATAATGGAGTAAGCGATATGGATTTACCACTACTCGCTTCAAACTGGCCATCAATTATCTGCCAACGATATTTAACTGGTAAATGAGCAACCTTTGCCTCGTAAATTAATTCATTATCTTTTTCAATCCACTTTCCATCAGGATGTTTTTGTTGCAAATACTCGTTTACTGTACCACCTTTACTTGACTGGTAATTCTTTAATTTATTTAACATTGTTTTGCCCCCTTAAATATGTATTACGAAAAAGTAAATTCGACACTAAAGGAGCAAACCCTTTAATTAACACCCCATTACGCTATATGCTTAAAAATAATTGTAGGAGTGTTTTACCTCCTGTCCCCGCCGTCAACCTCCGCAAACTTAAGTGCTTGGCTATGAAAATCCATAGCTGCTAGCTGACCGAGTATACCTGTTGTAAGGGACTGGTACGTTTCCCATAAGCGTTTGGCTTATAAGAAAATCTTACCTTTCATGGAAAAATAAAAAGGCCCCCAAAATGGACCCTTTTTTCTCTGGTTTTTGTCGGAAAAATGTCTGGGGAATTAGATGATGCCTAGCGAAGTAGCAATGTTTAAAATGGCAGCACCTTTCTTCTCGTAGTACTTTTCTTTTTTTAACCCTAAATCCATATAGATATTAATATCCTTGGTTTGCTTTGATTCCAGGTACTTGATATGAATGATTTCATGCTCAATCTCATCTAATGAATGTTCAAGAGCACGTTCAATTTGTTTTACTTTCAATTCAGCTAAGTTATCTTCTTTTCGAAGAACGGGAAACAGGCCCATCACGCCTGCTTCCTCTCTCTCTTTTTTATTTTCAAGCTGCACCTTTAATGCTCTATAGTTCTTTAGCTCTCTTATAATCGTTTGTCGCACTAATTTTTCATCCACTGGCTCAAGTAAGGTTAATTGCTCTGCTCCCATCATTTAGCCTCCTTTTTAACTGGCTTATCTGCTGCAAATCCATATCCTTTTACACAACGTTGGAACATACATAATCCGTTTTGCTGCCATACACAACGCTTGCAATAATCTTTCTCCACTTTAACTTTCACTGTAATGACCCCCTTATAAAATAAAAAGGACACCAATCAAAACACAGATATTCTGTGTAAAGATCAGTGTCCTCCAGTGAGCTGGTAGAACTTTATTTACTTTTTTGACTTTCTAATTTCGTTTCTACAAATGTTTGAAAGGCTCCTAATTCCTTCTCCAGCTTTTCTACAACAACTTCCAACGGTGATACAGTACTTGCGTTATGATGCAAAAATCTGTCTGTATAATAGAGAGAGTCATCTATTAGGAGTTTAATATTTAAATATGTTTCAAAAATATCTGCATATATTGATTCATCCTTAATTTGATCTAACATCTTTTTAT